GGCATTAATGAAAGCGATTATGCGTGCCGCAGAACGCGACTGGAAATGGATTGAGCGGACTACAGGAGTGGAATTAAACACATAACATACTGTTAAATAAATATATTAACCAAGTTCGATTTTCAAGATACCCCCAATGATACCCCCAAATAATTTTCCTTCCCCAAACCTGTACAAATAAATTACCAAGAATCGTGAAAGACGGTATTTGCTATCAGAATGATTTCATATCATCGTGCCTCACTTTAATGGTTGTTATTTGACCACCAATTTAACAGTTGATTATGGATTCATAATCACAAATAAAATTTCTCTATATATAACCAGAAAGTGGTCGGTTCGGTAGGTTCAGTCGGTTCACTTATTTATCCAACTGATTTATATAAAATATTTATTTTATTTTGAACCGACCCACGGTAGGTTCATCTATCAAGAAAGTCGGTTCAGTATCCATCTCCATATGTAGAAATCTCTGGAGAGGATGAAAATATCATTATAAAACATATTGTTATTAACTTACTTTGGAAATTTCATGCTATGCCGCTAACTGAAGGTTTGCATTTCATACAGGGTGCGCTCTATTGGTTGGGGGATTTATAGATTGGCAGTTGTTGGCCGGAAAAACGAAGTGAAGGTTGCAAGAGGAAGCATGAGATAGTTCGGATGATTAGCTTCAGGCTTAAATCACGCCCAGTCTAGCAACTTACCCGATAACTCCTTCCCTGATATATCCACAGTATTTGTGTTACAAACTATTCGATCTATGATGCTTAAGAAAAATTAAAGCTCCGTAGCACTAAAAAGTGGTCAGTCAACCTATGGGGCAATATGAAAATTAATAGTACCTTATCGGCTACTGCCATCATTGTTGCAGTTGTGTCGTTTGGCTTTCTGGTGTTTGATTTGTTGACTAGGTAGCTAACGACTAGCCTGTAGATAGGCAAGGAAGATAGATGAAAGAGTATGTAGTTCCTGGAATCTTAGTCTTGGCTACTGTTATAGCTATTTTCGCAGTAGTAGCTATAACAGTAGCCTTGCTGGGCAATGGGATAAAAATTGGTGATATGACTTACTATCTAAGTTAGGTCACTTAGTTTAAGTATTGCGAATGGCTAACCTACAGTAACGATAGTGGAAGACTTAGGCCATTCAAACTGGGATGTTTATATGCTTCGTTTAATGTTGCTTCTATGCTGCTCCCTATATTTATTAGGATGCACTCCGACTCTAGATCAAACAAAACCTGATAGTGGTCATATAATAACTCCGGGTGTAGGTATAGAAAATCTTTCACTAAGTGACTCCATCGAACATGCCACATCAAATTTTTCAAAAGATTTCGTAATGAAGGATGGTTATCTATTCCTTCCAACGAAAGGGATAGATGCTTCGTACAACAACGAAGGAAAAATAGCCGCAATATTTCTGTATTATAGACTTCCAAAATACAAATCATTTGAAGGTATAACCGATAAAGGGATAGGCAAAAATAGCTCCATACAAGATGTATATAAAGCCTATGGTACCCCAACAAGGGAAGGTGATAGTGTAGTTTCAGAGTTTGGGGCAATGCCTGGAGCGCATGAACACACGATAACCTATCTTCACTCCGGCATAGAGTTTACTTTTTGGAATAAGCAGCTTGCGGACATCCGAGTAATTAATTCACGCTAGCTGCGTGAGTATATTCTAGGGGAACAAATTGCCTTATCTATAGAGATAAGTCTGGGATACTCATACCCTAACCCACTGCTAGCCCATAGATAGCTCAAGGAGGGTGATTGAAGGTTTATTTGGTAGTCATCATTCTAACTGCCTCAGCCATCTTGAGTGTTATTTACATTGGGTGGTTAGCCGAGTGGTTTGTCCACTGGTGGCATGAGGCTGAGATTTTTTAGCTGCTGCTAGCCCATAGAGGGGTGGGTGGTAAATTCCAATTGCATAAGGTTAAAGAGCATTTAGTTTTATTCTAGTGATAATACAATCCGCATTTTACTGTATATGCGATCAGGTTTATTATAATGCACAGGATAGGCATTGATGGATAGTGATGATATGAAGTTTAGAATAGTTTATGACGGCCCAGCTTTAGATGCGCACGAGATGGATGTGCGCGATCTTGCTCCTGCGCTTTTGTCACTATCTGACGCCCTGGAAGAGGCTGGGAGAACCATCTACGGGAAAGAAAGGCGCATCTCAGTAAAGGTGAATGCCTCTTTTAAGGCCGGGTCTTTCGGTGTAGATCTCATAGCCCAATCATCGTCGTTAACCGGACAAATAATAAATGTTTTTTCTGGCAATAACGCGTCAGCGGCTTGCAATATAATAAGCTTAGTTGGATTTGGATATTTAACGTCAAAGCAGTCTTATAAGGGACTAATTCAGTTAATAAAATGGCTGGGCCCTAGAAAAATGACACGTATTGAGCCAACACTTGATGGCTGTGCAAAAATTTTTATTGATGATGAAAGTGAAATTTTCGAATCCCAAGTCATTGAGTTATATAAGAACAAAAAGTTAAGAAGATCTCTCGAAAACGTGATTACCAAGCCGTTAGAAAGGGATGGCATCGATACCTTTGCCGTCACAATCGACGATGGAGTTACATTTGTCGAAGTTAGTAAAGACGAAGCTATATATTTCAAAGTTGATAGCATTCAAGAATCAATAATCTCTGAGTCCATAACCGAAAGAGCGCTTCAACCGCTTGATATATCGTTTCGCGAAGGCCACAAATGGCAGTTTTCAGATGGTAATAATCCATTTCAAGCCGACGTTAGCGATGAACGATTTCTAAGAGCAATAGACGAGCAATCAGTTGCTTTTGCTAAGGGAGACCTTTTACTGGTTGACTTAAAAGTGACACAGTATCTGGCTGAGAAAGGCATAAAAACCTCTTACGAGGTTGTTAATGTTAAGAAAATAATCAATCCCCAAAGGCAGATAGACTTGCCTTTTTAGGTGCCACCTCTTCCATATGCATTGAGTCTTAACCCAGCCACCGAGCCGGGTTTTTTGTGCCTGTAATCTGACAATCTCACCACCCTACCCGCGCTGCCCCTTTCTAGCTGCCTTTATAGTGCCATCCTATTTTCAGAATTTTGCTCACCCTAATTGTTTGGAGTAATCATCCAAATCCAATATGCTTGGATGGGAATTTATATGGTAATAAAAGAGAAAAGTTTTATCGTAATAAACCCAACCTTGTGACAGCTTTTCGTACGATTAAAACATTAACCTATGATAAGCTATTTCTCGCATGGAGGTTATGTAAAGAGAAGTGTGAATTGTGAACGAGACAAAATAAACATAGGACACTCTATAAGGAACGTAAAATGTCTAAACAAGATTTAATAGCAAATCAAATAATAGAAATTTTAAAATCGAATAATAAACCCGCCTATAAAATATATTTTAAACAGGCTGGTGAAGTTGTCATTGACTTTTCAAAAGATATGTCATTTATATTTGTTGATTTTATTGACACGGAAAACAGATCAAGAAACGAAATAGCCACCATACGACTCTTGGAGAGAATAAAAAAAGGCGTTACCAATGAAGATTTAACCAAAATATTAAATATAATCACAAATGAATTCGTCAGCAAAGTCAGAAAGGACAAAATAAAATCACTCGCTGATAGCTTAGGAAAAGCAACGGGTAAATTTGTCATCAGCACAGCCATTCTTAATGATTTATCTACTATTTTTTCCAAAAGACTCGTGAGCAAGTTTCTTGTTGGTTCATTGTTTTCAACAATTTATTCAATAGGTGGAGCTAGGTCAAGAGCAATTTATGGCTCTGATGCGTTAAGAGAGAAAACACCTGATATATATAATAAGTTAAGAGGTTCTGGTGATTTGGATTTGTTTTATTTTTTGGTGGATAGCTATGCTAGCCCATTTATTGAAGCCATGATAATAAAAGATAAAAATCCCGCCGCGTGGGACGAGATTATCATGAAGATAATTATTGGCCTTGACAAACAATAATTAAATTTTACCCTTTAATTTTAAGGTTGTTTTTGTTGAAAAGTAGAAACAACCTAATCCAAACATAAGAATAAGTAAGTGACCAACAACATAACTATAGTTAAAGGGAGACAGCCCACCGTCATTATATATATCAATAATGGTTGTAAAAAAGCTGAACACAACAAAGGCAATAAAACAAAACAAACAAAATGATAATGACATCATTGTGTAAAAAAGAAATTTATTAATATTCATTATTAGTTCCATTAATTAAAAAATCCTGAATTATATTTATAATAACCAAAATTAACCCAAAATGCTATAGCGATTCGGTGTATGCTCGCAGAAGGGATAACCCTCATGGTCTATCAGTTTGAGTTAGAAAAATTTATGGTAACTCCCCCGAATATTGAACAGTAGGTTATCGAGTTTTTTAAAAAAGAGCTTCCCTTGGTAACAACAATTACCTTCAAAAAAATCCCTGTTGAAGTCGATTCTGTGCTGCAAAATAATTTTGGATTTGAAGACATAAGTGATGCCACAGACGCCTATTTCAAAGCATTTAACGTTACTTATGATAACTTCTATTGGAGTAATTATTTTCCACTGTCGCTTTGCGAGCTTGTTTCTCAACCTTTTTCTGTTCACTGGGGTCGATAGCGTTAGCGACTTGCCGCTTAGCTTCATCTCTCCGCTGCCTGGCTTCAGATAACGAAATCTCAGGATAGATACCCAACGCCAGCATCTTTTGTTTACCGTCGAAGCGGTACTGCAAGCGCCAGTATTTAGATCCATTGGGATGAACCATTAAATGCATTCCTTCGCCATCGGTAAGCTTATAAGGCTTGTCGGTAGGCTTTGCACTTCTTACCTTCACATCGGTTAATGCCATTTGGGGCTCTCCGTTGCTGGCTGTTGGTACAAGATTTCATTGAACGGGGATGTACCATCACATATACCAACAGATACTACTTGATGCGGGTAAATGTAGGTAGATACTGAGAGAATCTCGACGCGCTAAAATCAGCCAACCCACTGAATTTCAGGCATAAAAAAAGACGTCAGTTGACGTCAAAATGGCCCTACAGGATTCGAACCTGTGACCTACGGCTTAGAAGTTCCTAGATCTACCTTTAAAACCAACTAGATACCGCGCCAGCCGTCGATCACACGTCCCAACTTGCGCAAACTTGGTTAAACATGATTACAGTCAATTATACTCAACGTCCCATTTCCGCCCCACCACACCCCACCTCATAGGCATCCCTGCCCCACCCATCACTCCGGTGCCGTCGGCCACTCAATATCCGGTGTAAGAGAAACATCGATGTTCTTCACTTTTACACGATACTGTTTCCACGCTTTCAAATCAGTACGCAGTTTATCTGGCACATCATCGTTACTACCTTCTAGCCCCTCAATTTCATCTGACAACGCACCTATCATGTCGGATGCCTGCGACATTAGTGATGATTTTTTAATATTTGCGGCGGCAATAAGCAACTCTCTTTCTTTTTCGATATCTTCAAGTGATGGGCCGCTTGTCTCTACCCATGCCCCACCAGTCCATTCACCGGTTACTTGATCTTTTACGCCCCCATGGTACTTTGCCTTGTAAAAACCATCACCAACTAAATCAGCAGTCCAGTCATCAGGTAAATCATCACCAGAATTTCCAACAATGAAATCGCCTATAAAGAATGCAAGTGAATCTAAGATATTTATTTTCATGATTTACACCGGCTGAAAGTAGAAAGATAGAGCAGATCCAGAGCTAGCAACAACATCGAATAACGATAATGTTCCATCTGTTCCAAGAGAATATCGCGGCAAGTTAGCTATGCTTGTTATTGGGTTTCCGGTGGTGATAGGTATTCCGGTGGTGGGCAATATAACTAAGTTGCTAGGCCGATATCCAACGGGAAGAGTTGCGACTAATGGCGCGGTGCCATTTACAACTGTAATTTCTACAAATACCAAGCCCAATACTTTTCGGTATGCCGCCCTAAAAGCCCCCGCGGGCTTAGTCCACCCATTGACAAGTGTTAAATTTATCCAAGCTGTATTTGCAACCTGGCTTGCGGTAAGTGCATCGTTTTCTAATGCAGTTATTCCCAGAGCAGATTTAGCACCAGCTAAAGTATTTGCTCCTGTCCCGCCGCCTGTGATTGGGATAGGGTTAGCTGAACTCCATTCTTCACGCACAGTGAATACACGTGAACCAGGTGCGCCAACGCATAGCACTTTATAAACTTTAAAGTTTACGGATGCTGCGGTGTTAGGAACAAGTGTTAATCCGATTTGACCACTAGAAACAGTGATGTAATCAACAGTTATGCTGATGGCTAATGCAGTTGGGTAACTAACTCCGGCTGGTGCGTTTAACCAGTTTGTAGTAACAGCTAAGTAATTTCCACCAGATGTAAATACAAAATTTTGAAAATCAAAATTAGATATTGATGTCTGAGTCGGCAATCCAATACCAATCGCAGATAATTGCTGTTGGCTAACTTTATTACTTACATCTTGTGATATTTTAGCCAATGAAGGAATAACAACAGTTGAACCATCTGGCGCAATAATACTCACATTACCCGTTCCGGTGGTTATCTGCTGCCAGTCATCAAGCAAGCCTTGATATAGAGCCAATTGCACAGCAGTACGACGCGCTAAATCTGACATTGAATTTGATACGGTCGTGACAATTGCGTATTCAGAGTTGGTAATTGCTGATGCTATATTTTTTGTTACTCTTATTTTAGTATCACTATCTACTGCCAGTATTTCATATATAACAACCTGACCCGCCCCTGGAACAAAAATCATTTGTCCAGAAGCAATGCCAAATATTGGATTATTCCATAACGTGCCTGTTCCGGTAATCACATTCGTCCCAGCCACGGACGTGACTGCACCTGACCTGTACCAAGCCATAGTTACATTCCTATTTGTTTTAAAAGTAAGTGTCTGTATTTAATATGGGCAAAGCCAGTGGGCTATTGCCATATTTATTGTCATTAATCGGTACGCTATTTACATAAGCGCCTTGCCCAGCCGTGATGCTAGAACCCGACATCCGCATAGCAGTGCGATACCAACCTCTGTAGCCTCCACTTTGCTCATTCCCCGCAGGGAGACCACCAAGGCTAGGTAGAGGGATCATTGGTCTGGCTATTCCGGTGTCCACCCACGCGTTAGGCGTAGAACTCAATTGAGTTGTATTAGCCAATATTAAAGGTGGGTATCGAGATGAGAACGTACATTGTCCTGATGTATTGAATATAGCAAGGCCAGCAGTGCCGGGGCTTGGTGGCTCGGGGAAGAAACCCGTGGTAAAAATGCAAACATTCGCAATAACAGAGCCGTTACCTGTCGAACCTGTCGAGTTAATAGCAAAACAGTGGATATTTTTATTAGGGGCATCATACAGTAGCGATACGTTAGGATCGGCCCAGTTAGCAAATACAATAGCGTTATCTCGGTTCGGAATTCCAGCAGGGACTTGCCAATCTGACGATATAGTTACCTGCCCCCTCCATGTGCAAAAACCCAATACCGACGCATCAGATATAGCCATGAAATTAGCCGAATTTTGCAGAAATAATCCGTAAGTGCCGAATGCTGGTGAGTTTGGAATTTCAAAAGCTGAAAATGTCGCCCACCCCATATTATTATTTGAAGTGGTAAAGGTGATGCGATTACCACTCATTGAATACCCGGTGACATACCACGCATATGCGCTAGCTGACCCCGCAGGGGTGGAAACTCCCCCAAACGAAGTTGGCACTAAATATAACTGTCCTCCAGTGTAGCCATTCAATATGATTGACGGCGGGTTTCCCGTTCCCAGCGTGTCATAATTACCCAAAAACTTGAGTAACCGGGTACCTGATGTCATGTAAATACCCTTCCCACCATCGCTGGGGGATACATATAAAATAGGCTCAGCCATTAGAAGTAACCTGCTATTAATGCCGGTTGCCCGTTAGCGTGATATGTTCTTTGTCCGCGATAATCTAATATAGTACGAATCCCATTAATCGTATTATCCATAGTTATATTCCCCCTGAGATTTACACTATTAAATTCAGCATTGCCATTTTTAAAATCTAGCTTTAGACCAGACAGTCCTTGAACATAATTATCTGATTCAAGGGTATCAGTTATTTTCCCTCTCCCAATTGATGCCTTTGCAATAAATGCGTCATTCATGAACACTTGACCATTTACCACTGCAAAAGGAGAAAATAAATTACCAGTTGGGCCGGATAGCAATATAAATTGATCAGCAGTAAAGCCAATTGAGGATTTAGCCACACCATTAATAAACTCAGCACCGATTACCATGCCAGCACTGACAAATTGACCGTTATAATTTAGTCCCGCTCTCAAGCTGTAAGTTGCACTTGCACCATCAGCATCAACAACGGCCGTCATCTTCTGGTCAATCGCGGCGGTCTGGTCCTCAAATGTCGCTGTAACGAGGGTTTCAAACTCAGCGAATGCCCGTTCAGCATCAGCAACGGTGGTGGTTAAGTGGATAACACCGGCTTTATTCTCTCCGTATTGTGCCCATTGCTGCACGATACCTGCATCATTTGCGACAGCGTTCTCCAGAATCGCCTCAGCACTCATGAAATCATTATTAAGTAACTGTTGTCCCGCCACGGTGTTATTAATGAAATCATCGCCGATCGCTTCGAGAATAGCGCTTGTGTCTGTGCTGGACATGCCACGAACCCAATCAATCCAGGGCGACTGATTACCTGATTTATCGACTATCCGTGCGCGGAACCAGAACACTTGCCCCGCTCTTAATCCCTGCATGGTGTAGTTTCGTTGCGGATGCGGTACATCACTCAACAACATGGCATCGGTACCATCAGCAGACAGGCTATATTCAATCTCGGTTTTTAGAGCATCTTCTGCCCCTTCTGGATAACCCCAGTTCAGGGTGATACCGAAGAGAATGCCGGTGGCTGCGAAACCAACTGGCATTGGAGGGTTGCCCTCTTTACCGTTTAATGTGGTTTCTTGTGCATTAGCCCAGATACTGGATATATCCGAGGGGTTAATAGCGCGAACGCGAGCCTGATATTGCCCGGCGTATATCCCCTCGACTTGAAAGCCTTGTGCCGATGTCCGTGGTGCTGATATCCAATTCCCGTTATCGCGTCGCCACTCTGCCTCGTATGCTATTGCACTGGCTGCTGGCTCCCATGTAACACGTAAGGTAGTTACTGCGAGCCCTTGTGAGAGCGCGGAGAAGCTATCGATTACCACATTCGTTGGTGGCGGCTGAACACCCGGTGGGATTACGCTGATGGGCCGCTCATCAATGCGAGCACCCGTATCTATTCGCTCATATTTATCGGGGTCGTGCTGAACACCCGAGATACTGTACGTGTTGTCATCGTTGTCAGAGATACCGGTAACCCGATATTGCTGAATGGCTAAATCATCTACATCGACAGACCAAATACTCTCAGCAACTGGCGTTTCGCTGTATGCCACGCTGACGGTAACTACTTCTTCATTAACTGATTGAACAGTGCGAGCTTGAGATACCCCGCTCGGTAAGTTAACAAGCAACCTGTCCCCAGCATTCACATCAGCAATGCGATCCAAGGTAATGTTTCGACCAGAAACGGCACTAATACGACCGCCCGTCTTTCTACCAGATAGCATTTCATCTGCAATGCCAATAATGTGACCGGGTAAAGGAATTGCACCATCCAGCCCCACATTGAAGTTTACTATCCGGTCTTTGCTGTTGGTCAATAATGCCCAGCGGCCTCGCCGGTTGGCTTCCGTCTGCCTGATACAGCCGATCGCCGTCATATCTATCTGATTGATGCCGTAGCGACGAACCAAATCATTATCTGACACCGCCTCTATTGCATCCTGAAAATTATTTGAGGGGTCGCTCCAGCTAACCATGGCTGTTGTGTAACGTTTCTTCTCAGAGCCACCGCCATAGGTGAAACAACCATCAATAACGTTGGCTCGCGTGAAAATATAATCAACATCACGTGGCATATCAGCCAAGGCACAAAGCTGATTGTTTCCCCAATACGTCATTCCTCGAAAGATAGCAGCCAAATCACGCAACACAGTGAATGCTTCAGCCTGGGATTGAATATACACGTCACAGATAAAGCGCGGCTCTGTGCCGCTACCACCGCGCCCATCGGGGACCAGTTGGTCACAATATTGCCCTATTCTGTATAGTTCCCACTTATCAACCTGCGTTGAATCTATGCGTAGCCCAAGCCCAAATCGTTCAGCTAATACAATGTCGTAAAATACCCAAGCAGGGTTATTTGTATATGCCCACTTAAATGAACCATCCCAAACACCGGAGTAACTCCGAGTTTCCGGATCGTAATTCGTCGGAACGCGGATTACTCTACCCTTTGGCTCGCAAGAAATTGCGGGTATATTCTGGAATTGAGTGGCGTCAAACTCTATATAAAGAAGTGCCGTATTCGGATAGCGTAACTTGGCATCAATGACTTCAGAAATAGCCTCTGTGTTCATTCTATCTGCAATACGACCAGAGTTAGCGTTAGCTGTGATGCGTCTGGAGCGGATCTGCCAGCCAGTTGTGGCTTTGGGTAAATTGATTCGATGCGAGCGCTCGTAAAGCGTTGTCGTTTTACCATCTATCGCTGTATTGAGCAGTGTCGAATATGCTCCACCATCGGTAGAAACGTCAACTGCATACTCAATGCGATAACCGCCAACATCACCGTTATCAGCCTGACGCTGCAATGAAGGCCAGCCAAAGCGAACCCGGATAGCAGACAATTGCGTGTTGGTGACAGAGCGAACCCATGGCGTATCTGATTTCAGTTCTGTATTAACTGTTATCTCATTCTCAACATTCGGCATGCCCTGAATATAGTCCTGAGCCTGAGTGCCAGCTCGATACTCCCATTTCACACCAGTGAAATTACTGCTACCGTCGGGGTTTTTAATTGGGGTGCCATCAAGATAAATGTTAGTCCCGTCCAAACCGCCCGCAAACTCCCCTTCACCAAGCGCAAGAAGTATCTTTGCCTTAGCTGTTGATTGAATACTATCAGGAGATTCCACAGGTGTAGTGGCGTTGCTACTCCCACCTTTACGGCCTTTAATCTGTTTGCGTGCCATATTTCACCCATAAAAAAACCCCGCTTTCGCGAGGTTTGCTTAATTTAATATCTGTTAGTGTGGTTTTTTGAAGTTTATAGTCACTACCATACCATCTACTGGGTTATTGGCTTCATACCTCCACTTATAAATAGAGTCCAGTGCAGCTTTATCAAAAAGCGATTTTGGTTCTGACTCTACTATCTTGGCATTTTTAACTTTGCCTGATGAATCGATATCGTAGGCTATCTTTACATATCCCTCTTTATCATGAACCCATGCGCGGGAAGGATATATTTCAATATTTCGCTCCATTAACTTCGGAGGCTGATTATTAGAAGTCAAATCATTTGCATTTGCTGTGATTTGATAAAGAGATGAGAAATACAATACCAAAAATGAAACCTTGACTTTATTTTTCATAATTCTATCGCCTATCCTTTTCCGAATAATTCACGATAGCAACATTCATAATAAGGTTATAATTGTTTGTACAGATCAATACTGCGATATTGATCGTTAAAAACGATCGTAATGTCACATTTGGTCTTCAGCGTAAATACCCGCTGAGATAACTGCCCCGCCAATTCTACGCTTGCCATAAAGTACGCCCACAGGATTACCCTGAGCCGTAGAGTTAACCGGGCCACCGAATGCATAACTTGGCTTGTTGTCAGGTGATTGCCTGGATGCAAGACCGCCCAATTGGGGGGAAAGCATTTGAACTACACCGCCAACCATCATGGCAGCACCCAAATTGATCATCGCACCACCTACCGGTGCAGCGTAACCCCAAGTAAAACCTGTCACTACTATCCCTGCAACAACAAGAACAGCGCCAAGAATAGTTTGAAACACACCAGCTTTTTTGCTGCCAATTATCACTGGAACAATTCGTATTTCCTGCCCACCACTGGCCAGGCCCAACTCCTCCTTGCCTATATTCTTACCACCTTTAAAAATGGCAAAGGTTAGCCCTCTCTTCTTAGCGGTATTCATATACGCCTCAAATCCCGGAATGGATACGCTTAATGCCTTAAATGCCTCTTTTGTCTGGCTAATCAAACGCTGATGTTTTCGGCCAAACCGTGTAGCTAGTGACCCACTTAACTTGATTGTCGTCATTACTTCTTTCGCAAACACTGTCATTGACTTTTCTCCATTAAGCAAAAAACCCGCACTTGGCGGGTTGATTAATATTCTTCATCTTCAATCCAGCATTAATGGAATAATGAATGCTGTTGATCTGGATGAAGTGGAGTGGTTTTCGTTGCCACGTAACTTTATTTAGTACGCCACATACGATATTGCCCCCAAACACCATTTTCAGCCACATATTCCTGATCGGTGCCATCAGCTACTATATCCAGCGTTTTTCTCATTCCTAGAGATAATGTACTGCAATCATTGCTCACTTTAAGCTTATGAGGCCCAAGATCAAGATATGTTGTGATGTATTGATTCTGTCTTAGTAATGCAACATCTTTATCATCTACCTGTATCAGGAACTTACATATTCCACCACTTCCACCACCAATGAATTGCTTATTCCTTGTGACAGTAACTTTGCTTTGAGTAATGCCATCTTTCTTTATAGTAATTTCTTGGTTTAATATTTTATCTGAAGGCTCATACGGCCTAGCACATCCTGTTAACAAAGCAGTACCTAAAGCCAAGATGATTAATCTTTTCACTTTTAATTTCCATGAGTTTAAATAGGAATTATCCTAACATGTTAAATTCACAAAACAATGAGAAATGGCAAGTATTAATACGTGAAACCACAAGGGAGGTTAATTTTCATGCAACACAGCATAGAACAAATTGTCTTTGCTTATTAATGTGAACTTGCATATAAAAACTGAATGAATAATCCCCCAACAAATTGGTAAACATGCCAAACAACTATTGGGTGAATATTGAGTTAACATTTCTTATACCTTATAACCTTCATAGTCCTCTCCTGCCAATAACCACCATAAGGTACCCGATGACTAAGCTGTCCGTATAAATGGTGCAGCATCATCCCATCGTCCAGTAAAATCCCCGCATGATTCGCCACTGGTGCTGATACTTGCATTATAACAATGTCACCCGGCTGTGGTGGGCCACTAAATTCACGAAAGCCACATTCATACCAGTTATCCATATAGAAGTTTTCCGTGCCGGACTCCCACCAATGCCAGTCAACACGATAGTCTTTCAACTCAATGCCATGCGTTTGCTTGAAGTAGGACATTATCAAGCCCCAGCAATCTGTATGGCCTAGGACGAACTGACGACCAATTAGCGGAAGGTCCCCGCGCGGCTGGATAGTTCGTAAATCCCCCTCGGGCCAGCTCACAATGTGCCAGGGTAGTTCGTTATTATCGCATTGGGCCATGTCCAATTCGGATGGATTAGTAGTGGCATCTGGGTGACTGTGTACAATTGCTGTGATGGCCCCCCAATCTTCTGCCGCTATATACCCCTCAGGGTCGAGGTGAAACTGTTCGATTGGGTTTGTAGCCAGATTAATACAAGGAAAATACTTCTCGACTCGCGACTTCTGCGCCACAACCCCGCAACACTCTTTCGGGTATTCCGCTTCGGCGTGGGCCAATATCGCTTTAATCGTTTTGTCTCTCATGACTACCTCTTGATTAGAGCTGAACCAGGGAAACCACCAAATGGCAGCGGGCTATCGGAACCAAATCGCTTTTTGCAATCGACCAACAGACCTGAGCACTTATCTTTGCTCGGGTCGTCTGTCGGATTGCCTTTCGCGTCGAAATACAACGTTCCGGCATAATCGCAGCCATTGCCTGAGCGATAATCACCGCGCATACACCAGGTGCAGAGTGAGTGAATTTGTCGAGTGGGGATAAGCAGTCCCTGCAAATCCGCAGGGCTGGAGAGTGTGAATTCAACGATTTCATTGGTTTCTGTCGATTTACTGTCGATAAAGTAAACCTGAACCTTCTCCTGTTCTGGGTCAGCCTCAGAATTGCCATCAGGAAAATTCACCGCATCCAGATAATGTTTGAATGTGTCGTGAACGATAACCTTGGCCTGCACCATGTCGTCAAATGCCAGACACAATGCGGTGATGCTCCCATCAAGATTCGCTACCGATAACTTTGGCTGTGCACTCTGTCCATCACTGGACATCTCAATGCCTTCAACCTGTACCGGCCATGCTGAATACTCTTCCCTCTGCCACCAGATAGATTTAGCTGGCCGTTTGGTTTCGTCGCCACCGGCCGCCGCAATCTCTTCTGGAGTATGGGGTAATGTATCGGCATGGAAACGCAGCAATGGCCCATCAAACTGAGAACCATCAACTTCATACAGGCGAACACGGTTACCCGGCTCCAGTCGTTGCAAGTCAGTATTAATTGCCATATTGGGTTACTCGATATTAAGGCTTGAAAGATTGCTCGAAAGTGAAAGAGACAGACATAACATTACCGCCAACCGGTACGGCCTTGATGGAGTCAGCAGTGACACGCCACAGACCCACAAAGCCATAGGGTGCAGTCCACTGGCAGGACTTGGTGGTATGCCTGCGAACAAACGCCAGGATGGGTATCATGTCTTTTTCCAGACCCTGAAAAGTCAGCGGCCATGACTGCGTTTCAGGGTTGATTCCATCGCCAGCGACTTGCTTGTAGCCATCGCCGAACTGAGCAGTCCTGACCCGCTGGTTAAAACTACCCTCAGGAATGCCCTGTGTTCGCCAAAGAAATGTTTCAATCGCCATTTTACCGTCCCGTTTTGTTAGCGACAAAATTGGTGATGCGTCCACTTTGCCCCATAGCGCGATCAAGCTGCTGCGTAACAATAGCTATGACTTCATTTCTCGCAGCCTTGCTAACCAACTCTCCATTATTTGCGCCGCTATCCTGCTGTTGGTTTCCCTGAGTGGTTATTGTCATGCCACTCAAATCGACTGATATGGCCGTCCCTCCGCCCTGCATTCCGAGCATTGGCGCGGTGGCAGTTACCGCATTACTAACCAATCCTCCATCGGCATAACCGCGCATCATCTTGTAGAGATTATCAATACCAATTCTGTTTGTAGCTTCTTTGGTAAAGACAAACTCCCCGCCATGAACCACACCTTTCGGTTCGAATTTTCCACCGTCACCAGTGTAGCCGCCGACGTCATAAGCTCTGAAGCTGGTAGACATCCCCATAGCGCCCGCACTGGCACTACTGGCAGTTCCACTTACAGCCCCTGCGCCCGCCGAGGCACCACCACTCATCCACCCCATTGCCGCCTGAATAGCTTGGGCAATCAGCAACCGGTTGATGATATCGACAATGCTGGTCAGGAAGTTGGTAGCAAACTGCTTAACGTTAGCTGAGCCGGTTGTCATCATCTGGGTCGCCATGGATGTCATGCTACCCATTGTGGTTTGGGCCAGTTGAGCGGTAGCAGAGAAAACGTTATTGGCGGTTTCACCGTACTGTTCTAGCCCCTGAGTCATACCCGCTAACCAGTCACCTTCGTTCAAATCCTCCTGTTCAAATCCAGCATGCAACTCAGCTTTTGCCTTGTTGTACTCTGCTGTGATTTTCGCCAGTTGTTCAGCATCATTAATACCCTTGGTATCCTTACGGAAAGTATTATCAAGCTGAGCTTCCTGATCTACCCTTCCTGCCTGCTTAGAAGTCAGACCAAAGCGATCTTGGTTCTGTTTATTCTTTGCTGCAATGGAAGCCGTATACTCTTCCATCTTTTTCAGAGCTTCAGTGGCCTTCTTACGCTCAACGTTTTCACGTGAAAGTTGGGCCTCAAGCTGCATACTGGCAGTGATTTCACCAGAACGGGCCAGAAGTGATTTTTGGTCAGCAGTGAGGATGGTTTTACTTTTCAGGTCAGCAATTTGCTGGGTGAATTTAGCTAGCTGCTTTTCCTGATCCGTCATTGATTCAGTTACTTTTGACTGTTCTCTTAAAACTGCGATTCGCGCTTCACTATCAAGCAATGCTTTGGTGGCTGCATCGTCTTGATAAGCTGCGGCTGCGCGACCTTTTGGTGTCGCTCTGTCCTTATATTTAGCATCTATCTCAGAACGGATACGTGCTTGTTCTTCAGCGCTGAACCGGTACGCAATTTGATTAAACTTCTGTTGTTCCTTTGTCCGTTGCTGCTCTCGCGTTGCGTATTGGTCGCGGTAACCATCCATAACCCGCAGACTATTTTTCTCCAACTCATCAGCATTCTGGTTGGCTTTTTTCCGAGCGGCAGTAACATCTTTCTGATACTTTTCTTCAGTGAGCAGAGCTTTTTCGGCAGCAAGCTTGTTGTTGTCATATCGCCCAGGATTAGCCTGACTTTCTGCCATCCGAGCATTTACATCAGCCAGCCGATCATCAAGAGATTTATCCCGCCCAATATCGATCATGGCATCCCACGCACCCGCAGCCGTATTCTTTAAGCTATTCCATGACCGCTCCATATATCCGACATTATTAACAACCTCATCCGCCCTTTCACGCATCGCTTTAGAATAAGACTCCATCGCCACTCTGGCTGCACCAATGGTGTTACCTGAGCGTTCCATCGCAGAGATTTGTTCATACTCGGAGGCGGTGAGGTAATGAAGCTGGTCATCAAGCTCTTTTGCTGCCTTTAACGGCTCATCCTGAAGGCGCTTAAAGTTATTAACAGTTGCATCAATGGATTGGCCGGTAGCCTGCTCCATCTTGGCGGCGGACAGAGTTACCATCTCTATTTGTGACGAATCAAACGAACCGGTACCGACCACTTTTGCCATAGCGGCTGATAATGCCGATTGTGTCAGCCCATCACCAGATAGTCCTTTAGCCATAGCCTGAAGCTGAGAGGCTGTTCGTCCTGCATAATTACCAGTAAGGATGAGTTGCTTATTGAACTCCTCATTTTCTGCCGCGCCTTTGTAGTAAGCGAGTGCAAGCCCGCCGACTACTGCCGCCGCACCGACTAAGCCTACGGTCATCGGGGTAATCAGACTCAATAACGCCTTGCTCGCGTTACCAATACCGCCAAAACTATCTTTAATCTGGCCGCCTTGCTGAATGGCGATCATGTACAACGGCATACCACCGGCGATTGAGGTGGCGATATCCGTGAATTGCATGGGCAATTGGCGCATAGCCATACGATATTGACCGGCAGAGACAGTGCCTTTCTTCCAGGCATCTTCTTGTTCTTTCAGCTTCGCAATAAATGGCGCGGCTTGCTGAGTAATACCTAATTGAGCGGCTTTATACTCCTGAACCTGTGATGCTGTTTTCCCCTGAAGTTCAGTTTGCTCACGCAATCGAGTGATAAAGTTTTCTTTTGCCGTTGTGGCTGCGCGGTCTGCTGCTGCCTGCTCTGCAGCAGCCCTTCCTGCCTTGGTACTGGCTTCAGCCGCTGCGGTTAACTCCTGTCGAGCACGTCCAATCGCAACCGCCGACTCACGGTAGGTTCTGTCATCAACAATCCCCTGAGAACGAAACTTTGATAACTGCAACTGCATATCATCAAGCTTATTCAGTGCATTATTGACTGGATTAATTTTCGCCAATAAATCCTGAAGTGCTTGCTGTTGCTGTTTCAGGCTCTCGTTATTTTGCTTTTGACTTTGTGCGCCAGCTTTGAAGGCATCATTCAAGCCATCTGCTTGTTTGGTAGCCTTCTCTGCTGTTTGCCCGAAGTGGTCTAACGCCTTGTCACCTTGTTCCAGGCTGGACGTATCCG